GCGGTTGGCATCGTTAAATCAGGGCCAACGTGGAAGAACACGAAGGTTGACATAAGGAGAAAATACCATGTTAAAAATGAATCGGAAACGTTTAAGCCGCGTAATTTGGGAAACTATTTTTGACCACACGACGAGCCACGCCAAAATCCCGTGGGTAGAACAGCTGAATATGCTGAACGCCCTGATCCCGACCGCGCAGGCACCGACCGGCAGCATTAACCTCGCAAACTTCTGGTGTTTGTACTCGGTCGCACAGATGTTCAAACCAAAAGTAGTAGCGGAAGTTGGCACTTATATCGGCAAATCCACTCTCGCCCTTGTTGCCTCGGGAGCCGAGGTGCATACCTGCGATAGCAGCAACGACATCAAGCTGCCGTTTAAGGTCAACCAGTACCCGATGAAAACAAGCGGTGAGATGTTTGAAGAAATGATGAAGCAGAAAATACGCGCTGACTTCATATTCCTAGACGGCAGGTTGCCGCCACGGGATGCTCGGCTAATTGGTGAGTTAGCCCACGCCAACACGGTTGTGGCGCTAGATGACTTTGAGGGGGTTGAAAAAGGCGTGGCGAACGCACAGCTTTTCACCTACCAAGGCGCGGTGCTGGTGTACCCGGCTGAAAAAGACTTGTTGGAAAAGCACGGCATCCCAGATGAGGCAAATTTAGCGTTGATTTTGCCGCATACTGTTATCCAGTTGACTAGCCAATAGCACCAAACTACCATGCCCGAGGGAGGCTCTATGTCGCACAAAGACGCCGCAGAATTTGTTGGGGTGTTGCTGCATAGCAGCACGGCAGCGCATTTTTTGCATTTGCAAACAGCCAGTTACGCCGCCCACAAAGCCCTCGGGCATTACTACGAGAACATCGTAGACTTGGCCGATAAGTACGCCGAGGCGTATCAGGGTCACTACGGGATCATCCCGCTAGATGATTACCCAGACGGGTTTAAGGTGCAGAAAGACGCTGCTGCGTACGCCGACAGCCTGCTGACGTTTGTGAAGGGCATCCGTGGCGACCTGCCGAAAAACACCGATTTGCAGAACATCATTGACGAGATCGTGGGCGAAATTGCCTCCCTTTCGTACAAGTTGGAGCGTTTTAAATAGTGCAAATTGAACAAATCGGGATCGCCACCCTGATCCCGTTTGCTAAAAACAGCCGCACACATAGCGACGCACAGGTAGCCCAGATCGCGGCCAGCATCCGCGAATTTGGGTTCACCAACCCCGTATTGATAGACGAGGCCAACGGCATCATTGCCGGTCACGGGCGCGTCATGGCTGCCCGTAAGTTAAAACTGACCGAGGTGCCGTGCATACGCCTTGCCCACCTTTCGGACGCCCAAAAGCGGGCTTACGTCATTGCCGACAACAAGCTTGCCCTTAATGCCGGCTGGGATGAGGCTATGCTCAAACTGGAGTTGGCCGACCTAAAGGCGCTAAACTTTGACCTTGACCTAACGGGCTTTGACACAAACGAAATAGACGCCCTATTGGCCGAAAAGGGTACGGAGGGGTTAACTGACCCCGATGCCACCCCAGAGCCGCCCGTGGAGCCTGTCACGCGCCTTGGCGACGTATGGGTATGCGGCCAACACCGGGTAATGTGTGGAAGCGCAACATCCGTTGATGACGTTCAACGGTTGATGGCAGGAGCGTCGCCCGATTTGATTCATACCGATCCCCCGTATGGCATGAACGCGGTAACGAAAAGTTCCGTTTTGAAAGAGCGATATAAGACAGACATTATTGGCGATGACAACGCGGAAACCGCCAAAGACGCATTTCGGTTGATATTTGGGTTGTACCCAGACGCCAAGCACATCTGGTGGGGCGCAAACTATTATGCTTCCGCATTGCCTGACAGCGAATGCTGGCTGGTATGGGACAAAAATAATGGGCAAAGCGACCAAACCGATTGCGAGTTGGCATGGGCAAATTTCCGAAGCGTCGTGCGCCAATTTACGCAAGCCAGCGAAAAAACGAACCGAGTGCATCCAACGCAAAAGCCGGTCGCGTTGATGGAATGGATTATTAAGCGGTTTAAGATTTCGGCCACAACGATTGCCGACTTCTTCGGCGGGTCAGGATCAACCCTGATCGCAGCCGAAAAAAATCAAATTACTGGATATATCATGGAGTTAGATCCAGTATTTGTGGACGTAATTGTAAAACGGTGGGAAAACTTCACCGGCCAAAAGGCCGTGCTGGAATCTACTGGCGAACCGTTCAAGGCCGCGGCATGAAACGCAAGGAAACGCGCATTAGCGAACGCACCGGCCAACCCAAGCAAGGCCACCAAGGAGAAGGCGGCGGTCGCCCCCCGTTTGAGATTGATTATGAAGCTGTTAAGAAGCTGGCAGGCATCCAATGTACGCAGACCGAAATCGCCGCGTGGCTTGGTTGTCACGTTAATACGCTGCTAACCGACGAGAAGTTTATGGAGATTTATAAAAGCGGCATGGAAGGCGGCAAAATGTCGCTGCGCCGCCACCAATGGCGGGCGTTAGAGGAAGGCAACACGACCATGCTGGTGTGGCTTGGCAAGCAATACCTCGGCCAACGCGAGAAGAACGAGCTAACTGGCGCTGATGGCAAGGATTTGGTCATTACATGGCTGCCGCCCCAGTAGTTATACCCTACGCCCCGCGTAAGGTTTTCATGCCGTTCCATGAGCGCACCCAACGGTGGGCGTGTCTTGTAGCTCATCGGAGAGCTGGGAAAACTGTCGCAGCCGTTAACGACATTATTCGTGCGGCTATGTTTGCCAAAAGCCCAAACCCTTTGTATGGCTATTGCGCCCCGTACCGCTCGCAAGCTAAATCGGTCGCATGGGATTACTTTAAGTTTTACGCCGCCCCTGTCACCCGTGACGTAAACGAATCCGAGTTAACAGTTGAGTTAGTCAACGGTGCCAAGATCAGGCTGTTCGGCGCCGACAACGCTGACGCGATGCGCGGCCTAGGCTTTGACGGCCTTTACCTAGACGAATATGGCGACTTTCGGCCTAGCGTGTTTGGGAACGTCTTGAGGCCGAGTTTGAGCGACAAAACCGGATGGTGCGTTTTCGGAGGCACTCCGAAGGGGCGTAATCAGTTTTGGGACATTTACGAAACCGCCACTCGTCTCCCTAGCGAGTGGTTCCTGTTGCGCCTGCCCGCCTCATCCAGCGGGATTCTCCCGGCGACCGAGCTAACCGCCGCCAGAGCGCAGTTGGCCGAGGATCAGTACCTACAGGAGTACGAGACTTCATTTGAAGCCGCAATCCTCGGCGCTTTTTTTGGCAAGGAAATGCGAGAGGCAGAGCAGCAGGGACGCATCTGCCAAGTGCCATACGACCCGAATTACCCTGTGTACACCGCGTGGGACTTGGGTTATCGGGACGACACCGCCATTTGGTTCTATCAGATCGGGCGCGGGGAAATCCGCGTTATAGACTTCCACGCTGTCTCTGGCGCTGACATCTACGATATTGCCGAAACGGTGACGCAGAAGCCGTACCGTTACGCCAAACACTACTTGCCGCATGACGCCAGAGCCAAGAGCCTACAGACGGGCAAAAGCATCATTGAGCAATTGGCGACGCATCTGGATGTCGCCAAGCTGGCCGTGGTTCCTGACATTGGAGTGCAAAGCGGCATCCAAGCGGTGCGTATGATGTTGCCGCGTGTGTGGTTTGACGGCGAGAAGTGCCGCGAGGGCATTGAGGCGTTGCGCCAGTACCAACGCGAATACGACGAAGATAAGAAAGCCTATAGACAGTCACCGCGCCACGATTGGACATCGCACCCTAGTGACGCTTTCCGAATGCTTGCGGTATCATACGCCGAACAGGCTGACAAGACCCCGACCCTTGAGCCTAAACCGCTGATCGTCGGGCCAGAGAACACCGTAACTCTTAACGATATGTGGGCGGTTCACGACCGCCAAGGCTCTCGGAGGGCAAGGATATGAGCGTAAACAGTCCCACTCGGTACAACTACGTTGCCGTAGCCGCTACGAGCAGCAGCACGTTTGGCACGGCAGGCGCATACCTGCACAGCGTAGTGGTTAACGTTGCCAGCAACACCGAAGCAACGGTCATTGTTAGCGATGGCGCAACGGAATTGGTAAAGATTCCGGCCACGCAGGCTGCTGGCGTGTATGTGATCCCGCTGGAGGTAGCGACCAAGGGCGCAATCACCGCGACCTGCTCGGGCAACAGCAACTGCCGCGTTGTCGGCTTGTTCAGCGATTACGTATGAACCGTAAGCCGGGGCTGTACGCGAACATTCTCGCCAAGCAAGAGCGCATCAAGGCTGGCTCGGGCGAGCGTATGCGTAAGCCCGGTGACCCCGGTGCGCCGACTGCCAAGGCGTTCCGCGAGTCAGCCAAGACGGTCAAGAAGGAAAACAAGTGAGCGCAGCGTGGCAGCGTAGCGAGGGCAAGAACCCAAAGGGCGGGCTAAACGCCAAGGGTCGCGCTTCCTACAAGGCCGAAACGGGCGGCACGTTGAAGCCCCCGGTAAAAGCTGGCGACAACCCCCGCCGCGCCTCGTTCCTCGCCCGCATGGGCAATATGCCGGGGCCGATGGAAAAGAACGGCGAACCTACGCGCTTGGCTCTTGCCCTCAAGGCATGGGGCGCAGGCAGCAAGGCAGAGGCCAAGGCGAAAGCCAAGGCAATCAGCAGTCGTAACGAGAGGAAAGCCTGATGGACGTATTGGTACAGCCGGAACTGAACAAGTACCTCCGCATCATCGGGCAGTACGACAACGAATGTGCCAAGTGGACAGCGCGTACCAAGAAGATCATCAAGCGTTACCGCGACGATACCCGTGGGCAGACGCTGACTGAATCGGCCAAGTTCAATATCCTTTGGTCAAACGTGCAGACGCTACGCCCTGCCGTCTACGCCAAACTCCCCAAGGCTGACATTGGCCGCCGCTTTGGTGACAACGACCCCGTTGGCCGCGTGGCAGGACAACTGCTAGAACGCGCCATTGATTTTGAAATTGAGCATTACCCCGATTACCGCTCAACTATGTCTTACTGCGTAGAGGATCGGTTCCTCGGTGGACGCGGCACGGCATGGGTACGTTACGAACCGCACACCGCCCCTATCGGCATTGAGGATGACGGCGTATCGGTTACCGGCGACATTGAGCAGGGCGAGGGCGCACCGCCGCAGATGGAGCGCATAGAGTACGAATGCGCCCCGGTAGATTACGTCCATTGGCGTGACTTTGGTCACAGTACCGCCCGCACATGGGAAGAAGTCGGACAGGTATGGCGCTGGGTTTACATGACCCGCGAGGCGCTCGTAGAGCGTTTTGGCGAGGAAATGGCGGCCAAGATACCGCTAGACCAAGGCCCAGAGCCGCTGAACGCTTACAACGAGAACAAGCGTCTTTATAACCGCGCAAAGATTTGCGAACTGTGGGACAAGGAAACCCAGAAGGTTTACTGGTTCTCAAAGGGTATGCCGCAGATCATTGATGTGCGTGACGACCCGCTCGGCCTTGAGGGTTTCTACCCCTGCCCGCGCCCGCTGTATGCCACCACGACTAGCGACACGCTCGTACCCGTTCCCGACTTTGTGCTGTACCAAGATCAGGCGATGGAGTTGGACATCCTCTCCGACCGCATTGACGGCTTGGTGAAATCGCTGCGTGTGCGTGGCGTATACGAC